CATAACGGTGCCGCCTTGGCTATCTTGGATACCAATGTTACCCAGCAATCCCGACATGGCCGCGGCTTCTTCTACGCTTACGCCTAAATCACGCGCAGCGGGAGCGACATACTTCATCGTATCGCCCAGCATCGTGAGGTTGACGTTAGCGCGGGTAGTGGTGGCGGTGAGTACATCACCAAGGCGACCCATTTGGTCGGCAGCAAGCCCGAAGCCTGACAAAATGTTGGATGCAATGTCGGATGTTGTGGCGAGGTCGGTATCGTTTGCCTTGGCTAAGTCGAGCATGCTGGGCATGGCTTGTTTAATTGACTTAGCGTCAAAGCCTGCCATGGCTAAAAAGGATTGCCCTTGTGATACATCGTTAGCGGTAAAGCTGGTTGATGCGCCAAGTTCGCGCGCTTGTTTGCGTAGCGCGATAAGTTGCGGGTCGTTTTTGTCTAGTCTAGTTAATGCCTGAACCTTGGATTGCCCAGCCGAAAAATCTAGCCCTGGTTGTAATACTCTGGCACCAGCATACAGCGCTGCTGCGCCAGAGGCGGCAGCCGTAGCACCCGCACCGGCCATATTGCCCTGCAGCGCTTTGGTTTTTTGGTAACGCCCTTGTGCTGCTGAGAGTTTTTTCTGTTGGTCTGAAACCTGTTGTAAGCGGCGCTTTTGCTGGTCGAGTTGTTTGTTAGCTTGCGAAAGTTCAGCCGCCAGCGTGCGCTGGTGCTGTGAAAGGTTACGCGTATCAACCCCCGCTGAGCGGAGCGATTCACGCTGCCGGTGCTGGCTAATGGTTAGGTTTTTATGCTGAGTATTCAGCCTTACCGTTGCAGCTCTGGCTTGCTCGTACTCTTTAACCAATGCTTTAGCCGGCGCTTGACTACTTTGCATCTCAAGCGCTAGGCGTTTTACTTCTTTTTGCGCCTTAGCTAAATCATTAGAGGTAATGCCAAGGCTACGGCTTACCTTGCGATAACCATCGATTTGAGCAGACTGTTTATTAAGAGACTTAACTCGGTCTTGCGTCTCTTTTAATTGAGTGGCGGTTATGCCGCTGGCTTGGCGCATTTTTTTTAACGGCCCAGTGATTTTATCCACCGCTGCCAATAACACGCTCATCTCTAATTTTTTAGCCATGCTTGACCTTATTGGTTTTTTCCCATCTATCCAGCGCTTTATCGTGCCAGCCTAGAAGCTCATCGATGTCCATTGCCGCCATCTCAGATAGCGGCCAATGAAAGATAATGGCGATATCCGCCATGGTGTCATCTATGCACTCAGGGAGGCTTGACTGTCGCTGTCGCTCTGAGTGTCCATCTGCAACTTCTTCGGCACCAAAAAATTACTGATTTCCCCGCCAATTTGAACTAAGTCTGCAGGGTCCATGTTGAGCACTTCATCTTTAGTGATCATCGGCGAACTGATGCGAGGCAGCACAGTAGAGATAGCGTTGACATCAAGATTAAGCAGGTCTGATAACGATAGACCACGCAGTTCGCCCGCCTTGGGTTTACGTAACGTAACTTCAGTAACGGACTCTTTACCGCGAATGATGGGTTGATCAAGTGTGATTTTTTTATGGGTAATTGTGACTGACATTTGTAGACCCTCTGTCTAATTAAAAAATGCCCGCGAGCGGATAAGTGCTGCGGGCCTAGGTTGGTGATATTTTTAGCCCTAACTATAAGCCGATGGCTTTACGGTGTTCGGCCATCATGTCAACGCCATTGATGATCTCAATGCCGTTAACGGTATCGACTTCAACTAATACTTCGCCGCCTGCCGTTTCTTTGTAGTACGTGCAGGTCATGGTGGCTTTTGTTTGGCTGTTGTCGCCCGTTTTGTAGCTGCCGCGATCGAGTTCTTTGTAACGACCACGGCAAACGATTTCTACCGCTTGCACTTCGCCAGTGTCGTCGCGCTGGAATGAACCAGCAAAACGCAGCTGCACGCCGTCAATCTTGCTGGCCGACATTTGCTTAACAAGCTGAGCTTCGTAGCCGCCTAGGGTAAATTCGACCCCTAAGGCGTCATCATCTAGCCCCATGTCTATATCAGCCGCACCCGGCATACCACCGCCACGGTATTTTTCAAATTTACGGCTCAGTTTGGCGGGAGTAAATTCTTCCGCCAAACCTATCCAGTTTTGACCATCGCCGAATAGGTTTAGGTGTTTCAGTTTTCTTGGCAATGCCATGGGTTATCCTTATGCCGCTGCAACAGCGGCCGCGAAGTCGACTAAATAACGGTCGGTGATTTTTTGACGGAAGGTTAAATCTTCCAGCGGTGGCACTGGTGTGTAGTCATAATCGATATACAACTTACCGGCCTTGATGGTGCTGACATCGTTCACATCTTCGCTGTACCACGCTTGACCATCGACGATATAGCCTTGGCCTTTTAATTCGCGGAACTTGGCATTAATGCCTTCGATGATGTCCTTAACTAAAGTGGGTGTCATTGGCTTATCAATTGCCCACATGTGCGCGTCGGCAATGGTGTCAGCCAACACTTGCGCAGTACGGGTGTAGTTTTCAAACTGGAATAGCGGGTCTTCTGAGCAAGTGCGCGAGCCCCAAAAACGGAAACCTGATTGATTGATTAGCGTGGTGATGTCGTTACTGTTTAAGTAACCAGCATCAGTTGAAGGATCCTGCAAATCCCAGTACACGGGCTTGCTTAAACCGGTAACGCCGCTCACTGGCACGTTCGATAGCGTTTTGTGCCAACCGACTTCTTTGTCAATACGCGCGCGCAAACCTAATGCGCGGGCTGTTGCTGTCGCGTTTACACTTGTTGCGGCAACGGTATCAAAGGCAACAAACTCAGGCCAAATAACCATCACTTCACGGTCGCCAAAGTTTTCACGATAAGTGATCGCTTCTTCTTTGGTGGCACAGCCATTGGCGCTGACATAAGCAAAGGCGCGCAGCTTTTTGGCCGTTGCAGCAAGCTCGGTGGCAACGGGTAAGGTGTCTAAACCTGGCACCCCGATAATACGCGGCTTAACCCCTAATAAAGATTGCGCGGCGAGTAACGCTTTAAGGCCGGTGTATTGGCCTGCTACCGTCACAGTGCCGACAATATTAGCGGTGGTGGTGGCTTCGTCGGTGCCGTCTTCAACACGCACGACAACGGTCAACGTATTGACTTGGGCTGCAATCGCTTCTAGTGCGGGTTTTAGCGTGCCCAATGTGCCTGCTTTGCCAGTGGCTTGCATCACATTGGTCAGTAATACTGGGGTGTTGAGTGGAAATAACGTTGCATCGGCATCGCTTGCGGTGCAAACCATGCCAATGACTGATGTTGATACTGTGCGAATAGTTCGGGTGCCGTCATTGACTTCAATGACGCGGACCCCGTGGTGATAATCCATAATGTGCTCCGGTGCTGTGGGTTTTGCAAAACTAAGCAGGGCTAAGCTTGCAGAGCACACCGGAGCGGTTCCAGCGGTTTAGGTGGTAAGAGTCGGCTATTGACCTAAGAACCTTGGTATATCTTAAATTAATCTTCCAACGCTATAGGGTATCGCTGTTTAATTTGTAGCACTTTATCGCGCCACGCTTGCTCGCTTTCAGGCGTCAAATCGTATTGCCATTCCATATATAGTGGATCAGATTCCGCACGATATGCATCTAGTCGTTTATTGATGTTTTGCGACAACTCAAAGTCACGCTGGGCAAGCACTGAGTTAACTTGCTCAGTGTTCATGCCTAAGTTGTTCATGTATTCACGCGACACATCAGTGTGCGATACGCCGTTAAATAAATAGGTGAATTTTTCATTCATTGCTGTTTCTCCTGAACGGCTTGCTAAGCAAAGCCTTTTTTAGATTGTAAGTATTGGCATGGCTAGCGTGTCCTAGCCATGATTGGATGGTTTGCTTTATGTCTACTAGATTGACCTCGCCCGCACCAAACTGCCTATGGAATTGCTTTAGCTTGGCTTTTATTCGATTGACGCAGCACTTTCTTAATAGCCTGTGGCCGGAGTAGATTCGATACCCCAGAAAATCTAAGCTTCTACCTTGGCTCGTTGAAATGGGAAAAACTTGCGTCTTGCTGTTAGTTTTGAGCCTGAGGTATTGATGCAAAAATGTTTCTATCTCATGCCTCCACGCATGTAGCTGAGCTTTATCCTGGTGAATAATAATAAAGTCATCCATGTAGCGAACATAATTAACCGCTTTTAGCCGATGCTTAACAAATCTATCAAGCTCATTAAGATAGATGTTGGCAAATATCTGGCTTGTTAGATTACCCAGAGGAATGCCTACGCCGAGCGCATCACTCGGGCTATTGTCAATGATATAAAACAGCAACGCTTTGGTGCGCTCACATTGTATTTTTGCATTAAGCAGCGACTTAAGAATATGGTGATCAATGCTAGAAAAGTAGCGGCTAATATCCGCCTTAAGCGCATAAGCTTTGCCGTGTTTTTGTTCCACACGCTTGATAAAAAGCTGTGCTCTGTCAGCGCCTTTATGCGTCCCTTTATTGCGCCGACAGGCGTAAGAGTCGTGAATATACTGCTGGTCAAAAAGTGGCTCGATGATATTGTAAATCGCGCGATGCACCACTCTGTCTTTAAAGTGTGGAGCAGAGATTAATCGGCGCTTTGGCTCAAATACATAAAAGTGATGATAGGGCGACATTTCATACATACCCCACATTAACTCGTTTTGAATTTGAATAACGTTCTCTTCAAGATGATTGAAGAATGCCAGTGTTGCATTGGCTTTTGTTTTACCCCTGCGACATTGGTAAGCCGCATTCAAGATATTTTCAAAGCTGTAAATTTGCTCAAAAGAGCAGCCTATTGACGCATCAATCGGCTTAATTTTTATTTCAGCAATGGCTGAGGCGACGGCATCCTTTTCATTGTTGCACTGGCAGCATCCCGTAGGATGTTTGCTTCTGGCGTAATCAAGAGCTGGACGGAAACCGATGTTGTTGTTCGCATTCGAGCGCGGATTGTTCAAGTTGAGCGCACCCAGCCCGGCGTTCGTGCCGTTGTTCCAGTTGCCACCACGGATAGGGAACCGGTCCCGCATATTCATAATGCAATCGCCTGTTGTTTGGTTTTAACAGACTTTATCCAACCGCCTATCATGCGACCTATCTCAACGAGTTTTTCTATCCATATTTGATACTTTTTAATATCGACATAGCGTAAATCTTTTGCAAGACGAACTTGTCGCTTTAGGATGGCCAACTCAATGTCGAGATCGGTGAGCGTGGTCTTTTTGTGATAACGCTTAAAAGCTGTAATAACTAAACGCTGCAATTGCAGCATAGACAAACGAATTTCAGCGCCCAAAACATGCGTTTCATGTTTAGGGAACTGCTTTAATGCTTGATAGCCGTACAACAACATTTCTCGGCATTTATCTTCAATAAGTAGGGCGGTCAATCTGCCTCCAAGAGTAAGAGAACAGCTGCGCTATCGCGCAGCACACAAAGATTCAGGCTTCACTACACAAAGAAAGCTGGACGGAAACCGACGTCGCTGATCGCACTAGAGCGCGGATTGTTCAAGTCGAGCGCACCCAGCCCGGCGCCCGCGCCGAAGCTCCAGTTGCCACCACGGAGAGGGAACCGGTCGCCGTAGTTTCTCGCGCTAATGTAACCACTGACCGTTACTGTGGTGGCCGATTCAATAAACAGCTTGCGCAATAACTCATTAGGCACGTAACCCACAGCCTTGGTAATGGCCGCAAAGTGCGAGGCGGTTAGATATGGGTAATCGTTTGAATCGCCATTCATCGGGCCGTTGCGCTTAGTCACGGCATTGCTGAGGATTGGCGCGCCAGCGCTGCCCGAGCCTGTTTGGTTGTCAGTTGGCGAATCAAAATAAGCAGCGTGTTTGTGCCAGTTTGCTTCAGCCACTGCTGGGTTATTGTCCAGCGTAGTAATAATCTGACCATCGTCTAACTTAAATTGATCTAGCCATTCAAAGATGTTGCCCACTAAATCACACACGCCAAAATTGGTATGGTCATGATTCCAAGTGGAGGGGCCTTTGCCTGTGTCCGTTCTACCCGTGCCACTCACGTCACCGGGTGCGCCATTATCAGCGCGCCGCGCGGTTTCCCATTTTTTTTCGTGTGAGCGTCCATAGTTTGTATTGCCGCGAGGCACAGTGCCGTTGGCGATAGACCACTGTGTAATCGCTGCATATTCGTGCACTGACATCATGTGCCAGTTTGCGCCTTTGCGCGTGCACAGCTCTTTGGCTGCATCGTAGTTAACGGATGTGCGCGGCTGTACGCCACCAATGACTGCGCTACCATTTGCAGCTGTTGATGCTAAATACTTGCCGATTAATATCTCGCCGCGTGGTACGCCATTAGTCTGAAACGCAGGATGAACCCCAGTGCCAAGGTTTAAGTCAACCAGCCCGAGGTCTTCAATATTAAAGCGTGGGATAACGCACATAATATTAGGGTTGCCCTGAGCGTCATACACCACGGTATTACGACCACCCGAATTGTGCTCGATGGCTTTTTTGTAGCCGTCGGTAGCGATAATGGTCAGTCCGGCCGCTTTTAGGTCGTAGTTTGATTCGACTTTAGCAATGGAGTCATTGGTTTTTTTATCGATAGCCGCCATCTTGCCAGCGACTTCTTGCGATAACGCCTGTGATGCGGCGGTTTGTGTTGCGGACGCGACTTTTAGCCCCGCAATTTCTTCAGCAATTGAGCTCATAATTATCCCTCTAGTTGTCTAATTCGCTCGCTGAGTTGCATATTCCAGTGAGCATTTTTAATAACTGCCGCCGCATTGTGTAAAAATGCCGCACAGCCCGCGATAAACTCTTTGTCTAAAATCAGGTTAAGGTTTTCAGCGCCCACCACCACTGTGATGCTGTCGGTTGGCAGTGCCTCAATGTTTAACGTAAACCACTGCACGACTTTTACCGCTGGGGTTCGGTAGCCCAGCGTCTTGTTCGGGGCGCTGTATACGCCAAGCAAAGTCGTGCCAATGTAAAAACCTATCTCTTTGATGGCGTACTCTAGTGCGCCATCAAATACGCCAGCCATCCGTAGGCTTTTACCACCATCTTGATAGTCAGAAATGGCAATGCGCTCTTTTTCAGCGCTCAAGCTGGTTTGGGTTTTAGATGGCGTATAGGCGTTTGAGCCAAACGCCATGTGAGTTATCTCGGCTCTCAGCCCTTTGTCTTTTGCAGATAAGCAAGCAGCAAGGCCCGCTTCAGTAAATTGCAGTGTTAGTGCCATTACACAACTCCCGTTAATTCGTGTTCAGAGATGATTAGTTGATGCGACACCGCCGCAAGCTTGTGGGTAAATAACAATTCGTCAGGTAGCACAGGAGATAACTGGTAATTGGTATCGATGCAGTCAATACGATGCTCGATGCCAAATATGCCAGCTAAGGCAATAACACCATCAGGGCGAACGCCATTAGAATCGGCATCGATATCAGATATGCCCACACTAGGGCTAATGCCCGCAGCAATTGAAAGTGATTCTTCAAATGAGATACCAAGCTCAACATCAAAATGGATCGAGCCACGCTTTGAGGTTCGAATGGCCTCTGTCACCATGGCGAGCATTTTTGCGGTGATCAATCCTTCATTTTCGTCAGTGATATTGTCGTTAACTAACGCGAGCACTTTCATGGTGCCGCGCACATTGCTGCCAGCGCTTTCCCACCACTCAAGGATATTGGTCTTAATGCCTAAGCTATTAAGTGCCCGTTGCACCGCATAGGGCGTGCCTTTGTGGCGATGAATATCGAAAGCATCGTTAACAACCTGGCGCTTAACGCTTTCAGGCCAACTGTCCGTCCATTGGTCAACTGAGTAGGCCCACGCTAGCCAAGGCAGCAAAGACAATGGACAGCGAAACGGGTCCCACAGGTCAGCAATAGACAGGGGCAAATCCAGCGAGCCGGCGATCACTTGCTCAATATCGCGCTCAAGCTGGGATGCGTTGGGTGGTAGTAACGATGAAACCGAATTATTCACCTACGCCCCCAATCGAAATATTAACGCTGGTGCAATAGGCCGCTTGATGGTCAAGCACGGTGATATCAGCTGATGGGCTAATCAGATTGACGTTATTGACGCCACTTTGGTGCAGCGCTTTGAATATTCCTGAGCGGGTAATATCAGCCCCCAAGCGGCGCTGCTCCTTTTGGTAGAGTGCTAAAGCTTGATTAGCAGCAGCTAACACCACTTGCGAATCAGGCCCCGGCAACAGCTGTAACACGGCTTGCACACTGTAATTAACAATACCAGAGCCCTGAATAGTTACTCTATCGCCCTGCGGCCGCACTTTTGAAGGGGTATTTGACTGTGATAAACCGTCGGCACTCATGCCAAAAACTTCACGTACCTTAATAAGAAGCTCATTGGTCACAGTGCCATTACCCTCGATAGATAGAATGGTGACCACCATTTCACAGGGTTCAGGACTCACGGCTTTGGCATCAGCCACGCGGCCATCGGCGCCCAGTGCAAAGAAAACATAACCATCAATGCTGCCAGCGGTGTTCAGTCCATCAAACGCCATTTGTACGCGGCGCTTAAATACCTCCTCGTCTTCCACAATTTCAGGGATGGGTGGTACTGCAGTCGCATCCCCCGCTTGGATCACTAATGGTGCGAGGTCATAACGCGAGCCTAATGCAATCAGGTCATTGCCTGTTGATGAAGCCAAAATATTACCGCGAGTCGCGTCATTAATTTGCGCAACCAAGTGCATTTCACGGTAAGCGAACACCTGCAATAATTTGGCAATAGGGTCAGACTCTAGCGCCAGCACATCTTGATAGCGCTCATCAATACTTATCAGTATTTGCTTGAGCGCAGCAAAGCGTTGCTCAAAGCTCAGCGGCTGGATAATGTCAGGAACAGGGACTTTAGAAAGGTCGATTAGCTCAGCCATAGGTGGCCTCAAAAGATTGCGTGCGGTTAGTATCGATGAGGTCGGTCACTAAGTTAAATTGCATTTTGCCGTTAAGTTCGCCTGCAACAACTTCTATCTCAGTGATGCGAATACGAGGTTCCCAACGAGTAAGTGCGATAACCGCCGCTGCCATTATTTGCAACTTTACCGCTGCACTTTGTGGCTGGTCGATGAGTTCAAAAATGGCGCTACCATACTCGCGACGCATCACCCGCGAACCCAGTGGCGTGGTTAAAATATCCTGGATACTTTGGCTGATGTGCTGCGACTCGCTTAAGCCTCGACCATTAAAGCGGCTCATACCCTGCCAGTTTTTATTGGCGCTCATTGCGGACCTCCGGATGTGCCCGGACCGGTATCGACACCACCATGTTTATGGGTGCCAAAATTAATACCGTCGATGCTTACACCGCCTGAGTTCGTCATTTTCCCGCTGTGCTCAATTGCACCCGTGACTTTTGCGCCTTGTTCTACGGTAAGCTTTTTCTTGACCTGTAAGTTGCCTGTGAAAACTGAATTAGGGCAGTCGATAGTCACCAGTTCACTTGCTTGTACGTTGGCGGTTTTAATGCCACTCACGTTAAGCGCGCTGGTATCTGGGTCGTACTCAATAACCGCACCATCTGGGTAAACGGTGCGGTCACGGTTAGCGCTATCGTCTGGCTCTGGGTTTTCATCACTATAAAGCGCAGGAAGTATGTAGGCGTTTGTTAAGTCACCACTGAGCGATAACAACATCACTTGCTCGCCAACGGTAGGGCGCCAACTGGTTTTTGCCGTGCCGGCACGGCGAGTAAAAAAGGGGCGATACTGAGTAAGTAACTCGCCCGATTTTACGCGGCACAAATCGCCCTTTACTTCGGCAACAGTGCCAAGGCGTAAAAGGTTATCGATGCGGCGTGTGAGTTCAGCTATGGCTGCGGCATTGTTCATGCGGCTATGGTTGCGAGTTGTTTAACTAGCCGCAAAGTCTTTGGGTGGTATGTTGGAAGTTATAACGCAAGATGGGCGATGATGGTTTCCTCTATCATATCTTGCTCGCTGGCAGTAAAGCCTAGCAGCTCTCGTTTTGGGTATTGAGCTTTTATGCTGTCATTCACCCTGCCTCTTAGCCCGTATTGATGCTCGATTGCCACTCTAGAGATAAATCCTGTAAAGCTAACTGATGCTGCTGATGCTGAATACTCGGCCTTTAAGTATTTTTGCCTGATGATTTTCTGAAACATCAGTTTCTTTTTAATAGCCCCAAGCCTTTTGGCCCATGCTGGCTGAGGCTTGCGCGCCTCAAACGCGCTGCCGTCTGGCGCTTTGTTTTGTTTAATCCGCTGCGCCTGGCTTGCGCGCAAGCGCCTTGAGATATCGCGACCTAGCCGTTTGCGAGCTGCAGGGGATAATTGCTGTATCAGCCCGTCAAAGAGTTCATTTAACTGGCTTAAATCGTCGGCGGCCATGGCACTTCAATTCCATTGGTGTATAGCGTCCAATCGATAGCCTCATCGTTAAATATAGGCTCTGGTAAGTGAGTCACCTCAAGCTGCATATTGTCACCTGTAACCACTTTTACCCGCTCAGTTAAGGCTAATACAATTTCAATATCCGCTGTGCTGTGATTAATGATTTCCGCTTTGAACTTAAAACCGCTCTCACGTTTGTCTGGATTAAATAACAGCTCTGGCTGCTGTGTTGCCAACCAGCCTAAAATCGGCACGATAAGCGCATCAGCATGGGCGGCGTAGTCGGTCACGATTAATACGCAGTTGAATTGATACTCAAAACTCAGGTTTTGCCCTGTAGAGTGAACTTAGAAGGTTTTGCTTAAG